CATTTGTCCACCATTGATGGGTTCCATGTCAAACAACATTCCACGACCAAAACCGTTAGGATCATAAAGACCTTGTACAGCTCCGGGTGCCCATTTTACAACGATCAACGAATAGTTGGTCGAGCCAGAACCACCAGCAGACATTGCATGGTCGAGTCGGTCAACGAGGCCAGTGTTGCTTCGAGCAGCAATTGCGGCAGCACGAAGGTTGTTGTAAAGAATAGATCGCTCGGTGTCGCCACCAGTTTTCTTCAATACAGCAGGAAGTTTGGATGCGAAGTACGAACCTACGCCACCAAGCATTTTTGCTTTGTCTTCACCGACTTCCATAGTACCACCAAGGATACCAAGGTTAACTTGCTTCAGTTCAGTGTTAGCACCGACATTAGGCAGTTCGCCGTCAAGATCAACGAGTCCATTGCCTTCTACATCGAGAAGTTCCTCGTACACATGATTGATTCCGTTGGTAGTTGCCTGGAAAGGCATAAGCTCCATAATAGGTGCTTCTTCCAGTACGTAGTCAATCATTTCAGGTTGTTTGGGGGCAAGTTTTATTGCCACTTCCCGAAACGTATTGTTAATAGCCATTTAGTCCCTCCAATTTGGATTTTTGATTCACGTTATTTCACAAACATAGACCCAATTTCATCTTTAAGGTCTTTTTTGATAATTGGTTTTCCATCGGAACCGATGCTACCACTTCCAGAATTTACCGGGGCAACAATCATTTTCTTGCCTTCGGCAGTAGTAGGAAATAACTTCATCCAGTCTTGTAAAGGAACTCTTGGACCGCTAGGATCAACAGGGTTAGGAACCATTAGGTTTAGTCGATCTTCAGTTTCAATATATTCTTGTTCTGCTTGAGAAGAGAAACCAGCAAGCCAGTAGTTATCTGCTTGAATGTTCAACTTCTTTACAGCTTCAATAATTTGATTCTTCTTTAAAGTATTAATATACTTATTGAACATTTCACTTTTTTCTTTTTCAAGTCCAGTGAACTTTTGCTCAAACTCTTTGAGTTTAGGACTAAGCTCTTGTTCCATTGAACGCTTACCCTGCTCGTAGAATTTTTCTTGAAGAACCTTTATATCGTCTGAATTTCCACCAGCCTTTGAACGGGCTTCTTCGAGTTCGGTTTGAAGTTTTGCAAACTGATCTAAAGTAATACCTTTTTCAATAAGTGGTCCTGCCGATTCTTTTAGTGCTTTAAACTCAGCTTCTAATTTTTTCTTCTCACCAAGAATCTTTTCTTTGTTTTGAAGAACTCCACTGATATTGTCACTAATAACTGCATCCAAATCTTTTTCAATTGAAGACCAAGTGGTCTCATCTGAAAGTACATCTTCCTTTACAAAGGATCGAATTTTGTCCTTGTATTCTTGAATGGTCATGCTCGTATCTCCGATACACGATAATAAAATAAGTCTGTGTCACCGACCGACTGCATAAAGATAACATACTCAGCCCTGCAAGTATGTCCCAACTATTTAATTTGTTTTATTATAACACATTTGATTTTTTAATTACTTGCAAAAAATAAAAAAAGCCCCTAACAGAGTAGGGGCTACAAACTTATATATCTAATGGATGCCAATAATGCACTGAATCACGGCCACCTAACTCAGTATAACAAATAGCCATTGATTCTCTTTGTGAATTATATCCCTTAAAATCATGCCAATCATCTCTGGCAACAAGAGATGGAAGAACTTCCTCTCTAATACCAAATGTATTTTTTGACAACTGATACTTCTTTTCTGATGCAGAATGGAAGTGGCCTTTATGTATCTCTACAAATTGTGCCCTTGCAAATGCTTCTGGTTGATCTTGGGCAACAAACAATGGTAGTGCTCCCTTATGAATCCCATCACCGTGAGTGAACATAAGTAGAACATTTCCCCAACTATAAAACTTGTGTTTACGTGGTCCATTGTCTACAGTTATAAAATTTGTATTTCTATACCATGCAGAAAGAAATTCACCAAAATAAAATATTCTTGATCTATCATGGTTTCCAGGAACAATCACTATATCTACTGGAGCATATTCTAATAGTTTATCAATCTGCTCAATGATAAGTTTCTCTGCTGTAGTAAATGTCTTTTGCCATCTCCCATCTTCCACTTGTGGTGTCCCAGCATAGGTTGTATTCATTGCGTTGTCAGCATTAAAAAAATCATTTCCTATAGGGAATAACCAACGTTCAGTTTTATGACCCAACTTTTCTACAAAGTGATCTATTGCTTGCTCATACATCGAGGCTGCAATCTTTAAATCATAATGTGACCCACCAGTTTCATCCCCCCAGGAAAGTTGGCCATAGTGATGGTCGAAGATAGCAATCTCTGTTAACAGGGTGGCTTCTTTATTTGTCTTTGGTGGTGTTCTGTTTGGTGGTTGAATAGTGTCCACAAGTTCACGGAACCTTTTTGCATAGGACTCAGGGGTAAAATCTTCTGCTGACTTCCTTTGAAACCATCCCTTGATCTGTGTTAATGGAGAATCTTCTGATCCCCACTTGTTAGCAATGACTTTTGTACATTCCCATATCTCAGTATCAATTTCAGCAAATGCAATTAAGTCTTCTATTGTACGTACATTCTTTGATTTAACTTCATAGAATACGGTGTTCTTAATCCGATCTTCTTCAACGTGTATGGAAGCAGTTTCTGTACCGGGTCTTGGGGCAGTCTCCTGGTAGAGTGCATAGGCTTGTCGTGCATAACGTTTAAATGTCTCTTTATTTGTCGGCCCAAACTGTTTTTCAAATTCGCCATAAAGCCTATAAAGATCAACAGATGAGTCAGTTGGTTTGATTCTGTTCCGTATCCAATTAATTCGTAAATTTGACATTCTTTCTCCTTTAAATCTTTGCTCGAAGTTGCTCTAATGTTAAACGCCTACCTGAATCTGCATCTAAAAACTCACTTATCTCTAATTCTCCTTCACGATAGAGTTCATACCTTCCTGGACCTAGTATATCTCGCTTTACACTTACTGGCTGTCTTTCAAACCATTCTTCATAAGATGGAATATCTGGAATAGATTCACCTCGCATGACATATGAAATACCAGATCGACATCGAAAATGCCCAGGAGGGTACTCTTCAGCAGGGAGAGTAGACTTTGATGAATCATAGAAGTCCCAATAAAGTGTGTGTCGGTATATACAATAGTCCGATGTTTTGCCATCAATAATGGACACCCATATATACCCTTGAAACATTTCTTTATTTTCAAGTGCATAGAGATATTTAATTCGGTTGGCAATAAGTGCAATAATTGTTGCCCCGATAACATTAAGAAAGTTTTGATTCTTCCTGATCGTATTATTAAAGTACCCAGCAACAGTTGAATCTGCTTCATTTATAACTCGCATTCTGGTTACAATTGTTCTCAAGTCTCGCTCTATGCCCGTGACAATACCATCAACCATACCACTTATAGAAACCACTCTTCCTTCCTCTAATGGGATTTGGAGTTTCAATAAAGAAGCAATTGCAATGAGAGGAACAACTACATCTTTTCTTGTTATGTTTTCAATCTTGTTCTTTTCCATTTCAGAAATTGAACTTGTTGCTTTCTCTGTTTCTGAAGCAACAAGCTGGTTGAGTTTTTCTTTAAATGATTCTATGGAGACTTTTAACTCACGGTTTATTTCTGTTTGAATACGAACAGTTATTCTTGTGCCAAAGTATGACTGTAGAATCTTTCTTGCATCAGCAGAAAGGTCTCTGTACAAAGACAAGACAGAGACTGTGAAGTCGTTTTTATACGACTCCACATATTGCTCTAACTCAATTTCTTTTTCAAGAAGTTGTTCTGTCTGTGTCATCAGCTTACCCGAACTCTTGGTTTATCCCCTATTGGCCGTACTGTAACATCTCCACCAGTTCCAGAGCTTTGAGTCTGTGGGTCTGGTTGCTCAGGTTCCATGATCAACTCGCTGTCAAGCAACATTCTCCTGGTAATCTGCAATGACTTCCATTCTTTGTCTTTTGTCCAACCGTCAGGGTAGGCTTCACGCTTCTCCATATTGCTATAGTAAGTGTCCCAAGAAACACCACCTTGAAGAAGAACATCCATCCAGTTCTTCGCATCTGCTCCAGTAATAAGGTCATTATCTAAGTCAGAATTTATAAGAACACTTGCCTTTAGCTCCCCTGGCCACTCAGAAATCCAAGGCTTTGCCCAGTTCACCATTGCTTGAAGAATCCTTGAAAGATTCAAACTCATATATGTGATCATGTTGGAGAGTACAGAAGACTCAGTGCTTGCAGTTATCCGAGCAGTTTCAGCAGATGGAAGGTAACGTCCTTTCTGCGAAATTCGCTCGGCACCAAGAATACTCATCTGCTCCATTTTATTTCGCATCGCATTGTCAAGAGCCGAATCTGCACTTGGCTCAAGCAACACCGGAATACAGTCTTTTGGTGCAGCTAATGCCCCACCAACCTTTGGTTGGCCATAGACTTTAACATCCCAGTCTGGATAGACGATGGACTTAATTCCCGTCCAATGTAGTTCATTTTCATGGTCAGCCGAGTTCCTGTAATATCCAATATTGACGTTCACCAAATCTTCAATCATAGGAGGGTAAATATTTCTAAAGTCAAGTCCACGGTCAGTCAAGACATAGAATGGGATTGACTTCATAAACTCCCCATTGATTCTTGGATAAGTAACTCCGGTGACAAAGAATCCACCAGGATTGAGTCTTTCCTCTTCCACGGTGATGACCTTATATCTACGATTAGGCATGTCATCCCAATTCTCTAAATAAAGTATTCTGTACGCATTGATCAACTCATGCTTCAAAGAATTTGGCTGTACTCGGTCTCGATGCTCTGTAAGCACAAAGAACACAGGTACAATCTGTCCATTTAACGTTTGAGTGTGCCAGTTAATGATTGTCTCTGCTTTGTACATAGACACAATTGGATGAAGATTCATTTCTTCAACATCTGCCAACTTTAAAGGATTCTCATTGTCATAGTTGATTTCGGGCATGTCAATGAGAATACCAACTCGATTTGTAGTTATCACCTCTTCAGTGATAGAATGGAGAAATGTATCAAAGTCCATACCGTCATGTGTAACAGACGATAGAAACTTTTGCTCCATGTATTCATCAAGTTCTGTGCTTGTCTTACCATCTTGAGTAAAGTTGTACAAAGGGAGTTTACGAAATATCATCCCAAGATAGGCTTCAATTGTACGTCCCGTACCGTTGAAGAACTGTGCCCTGTCTTTGTATACTTCATACTCTGCATCTGTCTGACCATTTAGCTTTGGAAGATACGTTTGTCCTTTAGACTT